GTTGGTGTTCCTTCAGGTACAGCTCCCCCATAAGCAGAAGTTGTAGTATCTACAAACATTTCAGGGTTTCTAGCTTTAGCTTCTTCATAACTTAAAAATTTTTCTGTCTCTGGTTTTTCCATAGGTAAAATCATATCATCACTACCTTCAGCTAAACCAACTCTGCCGCCCGATGCCATCATTTTGTTTTGAGCATAATAATCTTTAAACAAGTCTTTATAAGATCCCGAAGCTGCCATTCTTCCATAAGTTTCGTGCCCATATATATCTCCATCTGGACCTTTATACATAAATTCATCATAGTTTCCAGGAACACTGTTTGGGTTTTTTAATCTTGTAAACCCTGGAAGAACACCTGCTTGTGGATCATCATCTTGTGTCGGGGTTGGATTTAATTGACCAGGTGATCCTTGTGGCATGGCTGATGGTTCTGGTTCTGGGTTTAATAGATCGTAAATTCCTTCACCTATAGGATTTAATTTTCCACTAATTGGTTCTTTATTAACGTCAGACATATTTTCTCTTTCCATAATTGCAGGGCCTGTTGCATAGGTGTCATTTATAAGAGAATTATAAAGTTGTAAATCAGTTGGATTTAATCCAGTTGCTCCCCTTACATTAAGTTCTGTTGATTCAGCAGGTCCATATTTTCCAAATTGAGAATTTGGGTCATTAGGGTCATTAATATTGTAACCTGATTTAGCAAAGTTATAACCAAGAGAAGCTGCTGCAACTGCTGGTACATCTAATATTCCTCCAGGTGTTTGTTGTGCAACATCATAACCACCCATTCTTTTATATTGATTTTCATCTATTTTTCCTGCTGTATATGCATCTCGAAGTAATTGATTATTATCGTTGTGTTGATCCATTCTATCTGCTAAAGAAATTTGATTAGCTTGGTTCTCTTGCATTCTTTGTAATACTGTATTGCCACTTGGGTTAAGTGCTTGTCCTACTTGAGACATTTTCTGTCTAATTCTCTCTCTTGGTGCTTGTAATTCTGTGTTGGCTGCAAATCGTCTGGCGTTGTTAATTGCTCTGTTTTGTGCTGGAGTGTTAGTCATACTAATACCACCACTACCATTTGCTAAACCAACTCTACCACCTTGATTGTAGCCACCCGAACCTGATGCAAAGTCTTTATCATACTCTGTCATGTTTTGTGCTACTAAGGTATCTAATTCTTCCTCTGACATACCTCTAAATTTGTTCGTGTTGCCAAGATAAGTTTTTAATTGTTTTGAAACTGATATTTTTCTTCTAGACATAAAAGCGTTTATATCTTCACCTGCTTCTTGTTCAGGTTCATCTATAAGACCTTGTGATATTAAAGATACTAAAGCTGTTCCACCACCTATGATTAATTGATTTTTTAATATATCTTTAGCTGTGCCAGATGTCTTTAATAAATTACTACTTTTTTCCATAAATTTACCCGGTAATTCTTTTAAAGATTTTATTGCAGAACCATCTGTTCCTCTTAAATCAAGACCTTGCATACCTTTATCAAAAAGTTTACCACCTGCATAAGTTCCTATACCTTGTTTAAGAGCATCGCTTACACTACCTCTTTTATCAAATCTGCCAACACCACGCATGACACCCGCTGCTAGTGGCCCGTAGCCTGGTAACATAGCAACAAATGGTGCAGCTTTACTTGCAACACTTGCTAGTTCATTTGGAATAATTTTTCTAATTCTTTCTTTAACCCAACTACCAATACCATATCCTTGTCTAGCATTTGTAATGCCACCACTAGCTCTTAATTGTCTACGCATATGTCCTCTTGATATCATAATTTTTGTCTATTGGTTAAAGCAGGGATTGTACCTGAGTTTATATTATTATCTGTTTTTAACAGAAAAATCAAGACTATGTTGTAACTTCTCTAGGCTTAGATTCTAAGGCTGATAAGATAACGTGTAGTCTATTGGCTGTTGCCGCAGTCACCTTTAGTATCTCACTTTCTTGTAAGACCAAAGGAGCTGTAAGTAATTCTATTGTTGCATTAGCACCTACTGCTTTAGTTTTAAATACACTAAATACATCACTACCTGCAGTAATCGTCACTGTTATAGTGTCCGCATTACCAGAGTCTTCTGACACTAATATTGATTTTACAATAGAAGTTGTAGCAGTTGGAACTGTGTATAGTGTTGTAACACTTGTTGCAGTTAAATCTACTTTTTTATTTAAGAATGTATTAGCCAAGGTAGTAAGCCTCCGCTTCTGACTCGTCTTTTAAATCTTGTTGAAATGTTGTATTTAATTTTTGCACAATACTATCTATATCTCTTACAAATGATTGTTGTATTTGTTGATCATATTCTTCGTTTGGTTGTGTAAGGGATTGTACAATTCTAGCCATTATCTTCTACCATCTGGTTGATAATCAATTCTAAATGTACCAAGTTTCCAAAACTGACCTGTGCTAGTGTTATCTATTTTTAATGAAATAGATCTAGCTCTTGCTCTAGTATCAATCTTTTGCGTGCCACTTGTCACGGTAAATGGACCTAATGATGAACTAGCTGCCGTGTCGTTTGGAAAGTCTTTTAAGTTTAATGTAATTCTTGCGTCTCCAGTTTGTGCTAAGAAATCTGGTATCACTCTTCTTATTTTCATCATGTATTCACCATCACCTTGTAAACCATTTTGTTGACCTATATCAAAATCTCCAGATTCAATACTTGCCGTGATAGCTGTTATTGCACCTTCTTTAATTTGATTTAACCCTGTCTCATGTTCAAAGTATGTTGATGTACCATCTGTGCAACCAATAACATGGTCTTTACTTGTTGTAGGTGTTGTACCACTTGCATTATATTCTGTAGCATGAGGTTTACCAAATACTGCAGAATCTTGCCACGCGGTTCTAGCTAAGGTACCTGTAGTCCATACCGGACGCTCGTTGCTCGAGTCTAGATAATTGTACGCAACCATTCTATTAACTGTGCCTGATCCAGAGTTAGGGTAGAACCACATAATCTCACCAAACAAATTGTTTAAGCCAACATTGATATGTTGTTTTGGAATTGTGTTAATGTCATCAAACACATGATCCTCAACTAAACAAGGTAGTGATTCTAATTTACCTGTGTATCTAAAGAAACCATTATCAGACATCCAATATGCTGTACCATCAACTTCTACTGCTGCATTCTTACCAATCAATCCACAGTTAGTACCTACTTGTTGGAATTGAAATGTAAATGGTGGTCCGACAAATCTCATAATAAATAATGCTGTATCGGTCCAAACATAAATTGCATCACGACCTCTAATTGCTCCTACAATTCTAGATCCATCTGCAAGTCTTTGTGTACCGGCGGTGTTAGTTGAACTCGGCGTGTAGGTATTAATATCTTCTTGTGACGAGAATCTTATAAACATTGGGTCTTGAGTTGTTTTATCTCCAATAGTTGTTTCTGTGCCAAAGAAAAGTAAGTGTCTATCTGGTGTTGATACCATACTAAATTGTGATGCTGTTGGTGCATTTGTAATAATTGTTGCTCTAGTATTATTAGCTGCTGTTGGGTTTGAATCCCATTCAAAACTTTCGCCACCCGTTATTGTTGCAACAAGTTTGTTACCAAAATTATCTAATGACCATAGTCCAGGTGCAGTTACAACGTCACCTGATACGGCTGTATTCCAACCTGCATATCCTGAAGAGTCTTTTACTTCTGCTCCTGAAGAATGTATCGCTGCTGTTGTACCTACAGCTCCTCTAGTTAAACCTGTTAAAGTATTACTAGTAACTCCTGTGTAAGTAATTAGTTCAGAGCCAATTTGCACTGTTCCCGATGTTGGAAAAGATGATGCACTCGCTAGTGTTAAAGATGTAACTGATGCATTAATTCCTGATGCAAGTGTTGATGTAAATGTTCCTGATTCTGTACCACCCCATTGACCTAATCCCCAACCTGTTGATGCAACTTCTTGAGCTACCCCTACTGAAAAATAATGTTTTACTCTAATACCACCAGAGGTGCTTGCACCTGATCCTGATTCATTAGATGCCATAGTAAGTGTTAATGTAGTTGTTGTTGGTATACTTGTTACTTGAAATTTGTTGTCGTTAAAATTTGCTGAATTAAAATTAGAATTTGTTATAGAGGTAAAATTATCCAATAATAAAATATCACCTTTGTTTGTATTGTGTGCTGATGCAAAAGTTAATGTTACAGTTGCTGATCCATTAGTTGTAGTAAACGCTGATGTTAAAGTTGTTGTAGATTTAATAGGATGTATGTCATAAAAAATACCACCAGAATAAGCGTATAAAATTCTATTAGTACCAAGCACTGCATACTTAATACCTGATGTATTTACAAAATGATGAATAGCAGTGTTTCGACCTGTGATATCTACTGAACCCAATTGAGCCCAACCACCTATTTTTTCTGGTAAGCCATATCTAAATCTAACATTGTCTCCATTAACCCATTGACTCTCGCCACCCGTTGATGTGACTTGTTTATTAAATCCAGGTGCAAATTTTACTTTTTGTAACATAGAACTCCATTGTATTACATATTCCTTATTTTGGAATACCTAACATCGGCCTTTTGTCAAACCTATTTTCTTTAGCAAAAGGACCATTTACATGGTTATAGTGAAGAAATACTTGGGCGCAAGTGTTTCCTTCAAAGGGTTCTCTCCAATGTTCTAACTCGCAACCACTATACACTAACATATCCCCTACATCAAGTAAGACTTCCGTACCCTCTACAAATATAGACCACGGGTCACCACCTAAATGAATGGTTGTAGATATCTCACAACTAGGTCTATCTTTATGTTTATGTAATATGTCACCATTTTTATATACTCTAGCATATGAATATGTAGGTATTAGTTCAAGACCTGTTTCTTGTTGCATAACAGGTAATACTTTCATTAATAAAGTCTCCATTACATTATCTGCATAATGAGAATAGGTATTAGGAATTTGTTCATCTTTCCATGTGCCGTGTAAACCTATGT